CATCCAAAAATCTTCCATCATAGAAAGATGTTTACGATCGTCACGAGTTTCGCCAGTTGTTGCATCATAAACAATCTTGTTACGGAACTTATTCATAATGTCCGTTACATACTGCTCTGCTTTCAACTTAGGTAAATTACCTACATCAACATAAAAAATTCTTCGTTCAGGCGCACGGCTGATACGATAGATGACAAGGGAGTCCTCGATCATCTTTAATTGATTTACTGGTTTAATTGCCTTATGAAGATAAGACATTGCCATACCAGTATTTGGATCTACATATCCTGATGGAACATAGACCACTGAATCAAGAGCCAGTTTAACACCATGTGTTGTTTGCTCTGTAATTCCTTTGTCATTGTAAAGATAGTATTCTTCTACTTCTTTTACAACTTCAACACCTTGTGGTGTTCTTTCTTTTTTGATATTCTTAATACGACGAATCTTACGAGGATCGATGTATCTTAATTCTTGAATACCATCTTTAACTCTTGTTTCATCGATAAGGATTTGATAATATAACCTTCCGTCAATATACCATGCACGGAAAGTTTCATGTGCTCGTTCATCGAACTTTAATATACGAAGTACATTATCAAACTCTTCACGAATTTTAGTTTTAATATTGTCTGAAACTTTAACTTCGTCAAGAACAATCTCAACGGATTTATGTGTTTCATCAGCCACAATGGCTTCATTAACAATATCTTCGATCGCACCATCACAATCACTATACTGTGCCACCTCACGGTAGCGACGGATCAAATCATTTTCATTCTTGATAACACCTTCAAGATCCATGACCATACCGTAGTATCCACCAGCATTTACACCAGTGTTTACTACGGTTGCGCCTGTCTCATTAGGGCTAGGGGGAACTACACTCGGTAGTTGATCCCCTTCCTTACGCTTTATCTCAAATCCAAATAATTGCATTATGTAATAACCTCAGTTAATTATTAAAGTGGGAAACTACCAACTGGAGTATCAATAGAAACATTGACACCGAAGCCAGCAGCTGCACCAGTAGCAGATGTAAAGAAGTTGTATTGGAACTCTACATCAAACTGTTCAATTGCATTTTGTTGCTCGTAATCTAAACCGATTGCAGAAATTGTTGTTGGGAATGCATCAACAAACTTGTAACTCTTGATAATTGCACCATTGCGATCTAATTGGTGAACAGATAAGTCAACTTGGTAGTCAGTAGGATTAGTACGACCATTAGTTGTATTATAATTCTGGATACCAGATTGCCATTGCTCTAGTGCATTACGGATACCAAAAGTTGTATCGTTGTAAACTGTTACAGTCCATGGTTGGAATGTTCTTTCACCAGCAAAGTTAACTGGGCGACCACGATACAAGACTGGTAGAGTCTCGATAGTGGAAGCAGGTAATTGAGCAGCTTTACATAAAAACTGCGCTCTTTGTCCTGCAACTACACCCAATGTAACATATGAAGGGAAGGTTAATTCAACACGGAATTGATTCGGGCGAGCACCGCCACCAATCATCTGCGCTTTGAAATCAGCAATATTTGCCATTTAATTCTCCTTATGTTCTTATCTATTTATCTTGAATTACGCACCGATTTCTGAGAAGTTAATCGCAGAACGAGCAGCAACGAAATTGAGAGTGATAAAGTTGATAGAACGATTTGGCTTAACGAAGATATCAGCAACGAATTCGTTACGATCGATAACTTCACCTGTGTTGTTAGATTCATCGCACTTAACAACGAAATCAGTAATACCACGACGACCTTGGACATCACGGAGGAATGGCTCGACTAAGTTCTTAAACTGTGCACGAGTAAATCCATCGTTGAATTCAAACAACTGGAATTTCGCAGCAGTGGCAATCGCTTTTTCCATAACAATGAATAGGCGACGAACATTAATACGATCAAACGCACTTGGTTTAGCCAAGAGAGTCTTATCACCAAACAAGACAGTACCTTCACCTGGGAATGTAACAACAGGGTTAATACCAGACTTGTACAGCATATCTCTTTGTGTTTTGCTTGGATTGAATGCCAATTTAACAACATTCTTAATTTGACCACGATTTAGACCACCTGGAGAGAACCATGGATCGTTAGTGTAGTCAGTACGAGCGCAAAGACCACCAACATCACCATTCAATGGTACATAACGGTATTGGTCGTTGTAACGATCATATTGATACTTATAACCAGAGTCAAGAACTGCATAAGAAGTAGATGGCAATGCATCACGGTATGCAATAATTGCATTCTGTTCAGTAGAAGTAGAACCAATGATTGGATCGGCAGTAGAAGTGCTCTGTGGAGATACAAACGCTACACAATCTAAACGAGTTTCGCAGATGTTATTGATAATGTATGTTGCTGTTGCAGCAGTTGCTTTACCAGCAAGAATTAAACTAACATCATACTGTTCAGCATTAGCAAACAATGCAAACGCAGATTGTAATTCACCATCAGTTGGTACGAAATCATCAGTACCACCAGCTAGAGAAATTGCAAGAGGTGCAGTTAATAATTTGAAACTTGCAGATGCTGCAGTAGTACCCCAAGAAGTAGTACCAGTAACAGCAGTAGGATGATCCATCCACCAGATGTACTCTGAACGAGCATTCAATACACTTTTGTAGTAGTTATTAGTGCCATCAGATTTCTTAGCATCAGATGCTTTGGAAACATAAGCAAATTTTTCTAAGATAGTGTTTTGTGCACCAGAGATTGCGCCATCTTCATCTATAATGATAATGTGCATTTCATCTTGAGTACCACCAACGCTAGTAGCGTATGTAGAAGTTCCTGGAGCAGAATCAAATTCATCTTTGTATGTCCAAGTGCTAAATCCAGCAGAGTCACATACAGCAACTTTTAAAGAGTTACCAAGAGTACCTGGATATTTTGCAGCAAAGGATCCAACAATACCAGCACCATTTACAAAACTAGTGTTGTATGTCTCACCATTGATAATTTTTAAACCAGCAACTGAAACTGTAGCAGTCACAGTAGCAGTAGTTCCAGATGGAGGAGCAGCAACAGTAATAGTTGGAGCAGTTGAATAACCAGTACCAACAGCAGTAATTGTTGCAGCAGTAATAGTAGAAGAACCAACAGTTACCGCACCAGCAACAGCATTACCAGCTGAGAATGTAGCAGTTACAGTACCTTTGTATCCAGAACCTGGAGTAGCAACAGTAACAGAAGCCACTGATTGATTTGATGTTACTGAATATGTTAATCCAGTTGGAGTACCAGCAGTAGTAACAATCGCAACATCAGCAGTAGTAGTTAAAGTAAATCCTGTTACAGATGAACCAGAACCAGTAATGGCAGAGACTTTGTATGTTGTACCAGTAGCATAACCAGTGATAGTACCAGTACCACCAAGAGTACCAGTAATATTAATTGTGCTACCAACCACTAATGTAGTTGCAGTACAAGTAAATTGACCACCAGTTCCAGAAATTTCAACACCAGAAATAGTCGGAGCAGACAACACTGCAGTAAATGTTGCACCAGTACCACCACTTGGAGCAGATAGAGTTACTGACGGAGCAGTAGCATATCCAGATCCACCAGAAGAAACTGCAACAGCAGTAATTTCACCACCAGAAAGTGTTACTGTAACAGTAGCTTGTGTGCCACCAGTAATATCAGGAGCAGCGACTGTAACAGCAGGTGCTGCAGCAGTAGAGGAGTAACCAGAACCAGCAGTACCTACAGTGACAGTACCAAGACCGCCAGTTGTAGTCGCAACCGCATTCAAAGATCCAGCGTCTGCACGAACTAGTAATAGATTATTTGTATAAGATAGGAAGTTCGCAGCTGTGAAAAAGGATTGGAAATTACTATCGTTTGGCTTACCGAAGCGACGAACTAAATCGTTCTCCGAGCTAACTGTCACAGGCTCCAATACTGGACCCCATGGAAATACTCCAGCAAAAGCACCAATTGATGATGATACTGCTGGAACGATAGAAGTGAAATCTTTTTCTACGACTGCAACGCCTGGAGATAATTGGAACGGCATTGTGTTTCTCCTTGTTAATAAGTTTACCTAGACAATTTCATGTCTACATTTTATTTAGTTTTTACACGATTTCTAGAAGTTTAATGGAGCCTTCTCAGGTTTCCCATCTTCATAGAATCCGAATGGTGTTAATTCTTCTTCAATCGCCTGCATTTGCTTAGCGTACATTATGTTTCGTAGATTAACATTATTTAGGTCTTTAAAATAACTGTTAGTTGTAAGCCATCCGAACAGTACCAGAGGCATTACTAAGTCATCATGATAACCTTCGTCAGCTTCATATGAACCCTTCTTCTCAATAAAAGTCGAGATTTCAGAGATCGTATCAGCATCATTTATAATAAGTTTGTTTTCCTCAACGAGTGCTTTAAAGTTATGACACCCAATTCGTTTGATCTTTTTATCGGTATTGACACCCAACTGTGTTTTACCTCCACCAAAACCACCTGAGACAGTTTGTCCCAAAGCGTGTCTTGTAACCATCAATATATTTTCGTATTCCATCTCAGAGTATAGGATGTGAGCAACCTGTTCTGAGATGTTAATTTCCAATAATACCCATGCTTGGTTGTAGTCTGTACCGATCTTGTAAATTACATTTGGATACAACAACGGACTAATTTCATTATTACGATACTTCGCAACGATTCTGTAGGGAACCTCCGTAATATCAATAACTTGGAATGCTGAATAATCCCCACCAACACCTTTAGCCACATCGCAGACCATACAATAAGTATGACCAGCCTGTGGATTTACATACACATCTAACCCATCTTTCTGATAGACGATAACATCAGGACTCATTCTAGAAATAGCATCTGCTCTAACTAGAGTGAGAGAAGAACCCAAAAAGTTACAAAGAACCTCTTGAGTAAATTTAAGTTCGCCAAGCTGTGCTTTTTGTTCTGCAGCCCATGCTTCATCACGACCTGGAATTTCCCAGTATGGTATGAATAGATTAACGAATCCATTTCTACCTTTTTCAGCGTCTGTCCAAAACTTCCAGAAGTGATTGTAACCCAACGGAGTTGAAGACAATAGAATCTTAGTAGTCTGACCAGCGGAAATCGTAGGGTAAACTGAAGTAAAGAATTCTTCTGCCACATTGTTTGGAATAATCGCAGCTTCGTCAACATACAACATATTTACAGATTTACCACGAATACCAGACTTGCCAGTTGCAGCAGTAAATACCTTTGAACCATTCTCTAGTTCAATGTCACCTTTGTTCCAAGTAGTAACACCTTGTTGCATCCACTTTGGTAGCAACTCATACATTGTTTGATAACGATCTAAAACTTCTCTTGCAGCAGTTGCTTTGTTCGCAAGGATAGCCACAGTTTTGTTGGCTTGAAAAATCGTGTACCAAAGAATGTAGGCTGCAGAGGTAGTTGTCTTACCTTGCTGACGACCTTCCATAAGAATCACACGACGATTATTATGGATTACATTTACTTTGTTCTTTTGGCAATCATAAAGTTTAAAGAGTTTTAAACCATGATCCAATGTAACAATGTAACAGTAGGTTTCGATAAAGTATATCGGATCAGCTGCACACTTCATGTACTCTTTTACATCTTCAGGTGTAAAATCAACAGTAACACCAGCAGCTTTTAAGTTCGAATTCGAATTATATACTTGAGCCATAATTAAAATCCGTCCAGCCAACTCTCCGTATTAATAGTTGCATCAGTGACATCACCTTCTGCAGTATAAACTCTATTTGGATTAGTAAAGTCTTCGTTGTCACCAACATTGGCATAGACAGTATCAATAACATTTCTGCCAGAGATTGGTCCAAATAGATTCATCTTCATTTGAAAGTTAAGACTATGTGTCACAAATCTTCGCATTTGAAAATCACCATCGTAGTCGTCTTGAACTGATACGCTATTTAAAACAATAGGCACATCAATTTTAACACTCATGTCTGGCACGACATTAATTGACAATGTATACTCAGGTGTAAATGTTGGAAGGATTTGCTCGATAATTTGTAGACCATCCTCTTGAGTTTTTGTAAGGATGTACAAAGAAAGATCTAAGTTGTATGGAACAGGAGTGTACATGGTTGATACTGCA